GGTTAGTCGATGGCCTCATTTATCTGAGGCACTAGACGCCACTCGATCACGACGGGCCGACGTACCTGGTTTCGGTGTTATTCGCCTATCCAAGTACGCGTCTATGGGTTCAGCGCTCTGTTTTCCCATAGAAGCTATGGTCTTTACGACCTTAATCTTCTTGGGAATCCAGAATTCGCTCAACACCACGCTGTCCAAGAAGGATATTAAATCCTATCTTGGTCTGGTGCGTGTTTACGGGGATGACTTGATTGTCCCCGTAGAACATGTGCTTACTATCGTACAGACTCTCGAGCATTTTGGTGCTCGAGTTGGTCTGGACAAGTCTTTCTGGACTGGTAAGTTCAGAGAGTCTTGTGGGAAGGAATACTTTAATGGACATGACGTTTCAATCGTCAAAGTCCGGCAAGCGTTACCTTCCACGATAGCAGACGTTACTGGTGTGATATCAACCGTTGCACTGCGCAACCAATTGTGGATGCCCAGTGTAGTCGATTGGCTGGATAACCTACTTAGGAAAATACTTAAGTATTATCCGATGGTAGGGCCAGCTTCACCAGTGCTAGGCCGGGTCACTCTGGTTCCCGTTGGGGAGTTGGAGCACCCAGACCTGCATAGTCCCATTGTTCAGGGCTATGTTATACAGGCCAAAGCTCCAGTTGATAAACTGGAGGATTCAGGTGCCTTGCTCAAGTGTTTGCTCAAGCTGGAATCCAATTTGAAAGGGAATGTCAGTAGATATACTGACGTTATACCCTCGTATTGGCCCGGCACGATGTCGAAGAGACAGTATTCCGACTTTGTCGGCTACTATCCTCCGGCATCTTCCTCATGGGCACCACCCGTGAGCCAAGATGACAAGCACTTGGAACGTTCTGGACGCCCCAAGCGCGTTGGCATTAAGCTTGGATGGTGGCCCGCTCAGTAAGAGCGGGCGAGGTTGAATCATATTCAGCCTTGTGGGAGAAGCCATTGTTAACTAGCTAATCACTAGTTACGTGGGCCCAGGATAAGTATCCAGGGCCCATGGCCTCTGGCGGAGGAGTGATCCTTTGTCGGGAGATGCAC